GCGGGAGCTTTTACTTCCCTCCCCATGAGATACCGAATGATTTCCTGCTGACGTCGTTTCAATCCGTCTTTTACCTGGGAGAGAATATCGGCCAGCATTTCTTCCGAATCGGCACCTTCTTCCACATGGATCGCGAATTCGATACCCTTCCATTCCTCATCCTTCCCAAACCATTCTTTGGGTATCTTTGGGTCCTTCTCGTCCATCCCTTGTGGCTTATACATTGCCCTATAAGGGTCCAGAAAAAACCCGGGTATCGCAGATGGTGTTGCATCTGGGCTCTGATCTTGTGGCTTTCTTTTTGCCATGATGTCCTATTTCCTTCGTAAGATTAGGATATGGGTGGATTGACGCACGGCCCCATCTCCAAGGGAGTACCCGGCTCTCACAAGCACGAGATACAATACTGGCGTCAGGATTCTCTACCTTTTGCATTGTTCGATTTGGTATTGTCTTCTATCTATTCTCCTTTCTTTTTCTACTGTATCCTAATTTACAGTACCCGCGTCCGATTGTCAAGGTATTTCTGCAATCGTTGAAAGATGACAGGCTGTGCTAATCCAATCCTTAGCTCCTACTAGAAGCAATTTTCGTACCACAACCCGGCACGAATCTTGCGGGGGCGGGGTGGCATGGATTTTGCTTTCGTGCCACAACCCGGCACGGATTTTGAGGGGAGGGGGGCGGAGGAGGGAGAGAGCATTCGTTTTAGGCGATTCCCCCTTTTGCTTTTTCTTTCTTATTTTAAAGGCCCGGAAATTTTCTGAGCAAATTTTCAAAAAATTTCGAAGCTTAATGATTTTGTAGTTATGAACATTTTGCATATTAGTCGGGAGATAATAGGATATGAAAGGTGGGTGGGAAGGCTTGACCTCTTTCTACAGGTTCTTTATATTAGGGACATGGAATCTAGTATGAAAGATTTTAAAGAGGGGCCCGGCCGCCGCGGCCCAGGCTCCGTCATCATAAAGAACTCGCGTGCGCGTGCGCTTTGGTCGGCGCATCGTACTCTCCGTAATGGCGAGCAGAGTAAAGAGCTGGGTGATGAAGCGATTCAGAAGCACCTCTCGAAGAGTATGGCGGCCGTAGATGGGTAGGGCGACGGTGTTAGACGTGGAGGATGTAGGGTTGGCGTTACAAGCCGCCGAAGGGAATATGTCGGCAGCGGCCCGCATTCTCGATACTAGCCCCTCAAACGTCTACCATTATGTTGAGAAGTATCCTGAGCTGGTTCCTTTGTCGAACACTCGGCGGCTGGATAAGACGAAAAAGAATCCCACATCAAAGCCTGAAGAGCTTGCGGCCGCGATCACTCTCCACCGGGGAGTCCTTACGCTGGTCGCAGAAGAGGTTGGCCTCGGAAGCCCAGCCGCCGTCATGTATCATGTTCGGACTAACCCACAAGTCCGAGAGGCATTCGAGGCTGCCCGTGGCGCTATCATTGACAAGGCCCAGGTTAACGTATTCGATGCTGTGGAAGAGGGCGACCTTAAGCAATCTAACTGGCTCCTCGATCGACTCGGTAAGGACATGGGTTATGCTGTTCGGACCGAGATTGATAAGCGCGTTGAGTACGTGAATAACGTAGACGGTGCTTCTACTGCCCAGCTTCTTTCCGCTCTGCATCAGAAGATTGGAACTGAAGATGGATTGGAGATCAAAGAGGGGGAGTTCGAGGAAGTGGTTAACGACATTGCGTCGTTGGCTGAGGCTCCTGCTAATGGGAGAATCTCAGAAGTCCCCACCGAAGCCCTCGAAGCCGTGGCGGAAACGGCGGCGGAAGACTCGTCGGAGCAAGAAAGACGGGTTGATACTGGGGGATTAGATGCCTGAGCATCTCGAAATGAAAGAGAGTCCGAAGGCGCCAGAGGACTTTGCCGCCCAAGAGATCCTTACCGAGCTTCAGAAGCGGTCTCGCGCAAAGCGCGGCCTGATAGACTTTGCGAGCTATATGGACGAGATGTACGAGAGTCATGCGGTTCATAGGCTGATTGCGAAAAAGCTGGAGGAGGTGGAGAGTGGTGCGTGTCGAAGACTTGCCATATTTATACCACCGAGTTCTGGAAAATCCGAACTCGTCTCCAGATTTTTTCCAGCATGGTGCGTGGGGCGTAGTCCTCGAACAAAGTTCATCCACGCCTCGTATAACGCAGACCTTGCTGCCTCTTTCGGGCGAGTCATTCGCGACAGGATCAAAGACCCCCGCTTCGGAAATATATTTCCTGGCGTAAAACTCGATCCGCAAGCGATGGCACGAGATGAATGGGCGACGACGGCTGGCGGCACGTATAAGGCCGAAGGTGTTGGTGGTGGCCTTATTGGGTTTCACGCCCATATCGCTATCATCGATGACCCGACGAAAGATTGGGAGCAGGCTTCCTCTGCTGCTCATAGAGAGATGCTCTGGAACTGGTATACTTCAGTTCTCCTGAATCGCCTAAGGCCGTATAAGAATGGTCCGGGGGCGGTCATTTTAATCATGCAGCGATGGTATGACGATGACCTCGGTGGGAGGGTTAAGCGTCAGGGGGATTGGGACGTTCTAGAAGTCCCTTCTATAGCCACTGCAAATGACCCCCTCGGTCGATCAGAAGGTGAAGCATTGCTACCAGCATGGAGGAGTATCAAGGAGCTTCATGCTATCCGTGATGAGAATCCTATGCAGTTTATAGCTCTCCATCAGCAGCAGCCTGTTCCGAACGAGGGAGATGTTTTTGACCCTGATTGGTTCGGTGAGTATGATGAACTTCCGAGCGCTCTGAGCTTCTATGGCGCAAGCGACTATGCGACGTCTGAGGATCGAGGTGATTATAGCGTTCACCTTGTCGGCGGTTGTGATAGTGTAGGCAATATCTATTTTACTGATATGTTTCGCCGTCAATGCGATACTGCCGTATGGGTGGATGCCCTTTTAGAGCTTATGAGGCAGCGAAGTCCTAATGCGTGGGCGGAGGAGCCTGGGGCGATTCTGAAAGGCGTGGGACCGTTTATTCGGCGTAGGATGCAGGAAGAGGATCTTTATGTTACTCGCCGACCATTTCCCAGCATTGCGAATAAGGTTTCACGAGCAGCGACATTTGCCGGGCTTGCTCAGACGGGAAAAATCTTTCTTCCGAAGGGCGCTCCCTGGGTAGGCGATTTCATCGACGAGCTTGTTCGCTTCCCGCGTGGTAAAAATGATGACATGGTTGACGCGGGTGCGCTTCTCTGTCGGATGATCGTTAAGATTAATCGCGGCGAAGGGGCAGTTGTAGAGGCGAAGCCTGAGGCTCCACGGAATCTTACTTTCGACGAGATGGTGCAGAGGAGAGTACTTCGGAGTCGCGGTACGAGGATTGGAAAAGTTGCTCCGTTCTCACCCGAACCTAGCATTGTGCAGAATGTGCATAACTCTCAGACCCTCGCAGCCGAAGTTTTTGAGGAGCTGCCAGCCTAATGGCATACGAAGACCTTACAGAAAAAGAGCAAGTGGAGTTTTGGCGAGCGCAGGTTGATTTCACGCGCTCTAAGATGAAACCTTGGTTCGAGGCTGCTAATATTCTCGAATCGTATTTCGCGGGTGACCCGGCCTCTGAGCGTGAGGCGGACTTGGAGAATGACGGTCCTCTTGGCGAAACACATACGAATCGAATTAAGGCAGGAGTTCTCTACGGCTGGCTTGACCAGACCATAGCGAACGCGCTCGATCGTGATCCAGTCTTTCGCGCTGCAGCTGAGAATGCTCTTTCCGTCGATCAAGTAGATGATGTGTCAAAGTCTCTCAACTACTATTGGCGGATGACTCGTCAGCTTAGGACTGATGAACGTGTCTTTCTAGACGCTAGCATCTATCCTTATGGCGTAACGAAGCTCGGATACACGATTGATTTTGACCTGCGAGAGCAGCAGATTGAACAACCGGATGCTCTTGAATTTGAGTTTCCAGAAGAGGAGAACCTTCATCTAGTAGAGGGCACTCCTGCGCTCGTCACAGAGCATCAAGATCATCGGTATCATAATGAGTGGCATGAAGAGGCGCTGAAGAATCCTATCGACCCTCCGACAGAAGAGGGTGAAGAGGCGCTCAAAGCGCATATGAAGATTCACGAGGCTTTTGAGGATCGCGCGCAGCCGGACTCTGATACAACCGTGCGAAACGAGAGTGTTTGGGGGAAGCGCTGGCAGCCAGACCAGTTCTTGATTAACTGGGAGGCACAGGAGGGGCTGAAGGACGCGAAGTGGATTTGCTTTGATTGGGAACTTCCAACGATGGATGTTCAGGCAAATTCAAACTATAAGAATACCGATGATCTAGTTTCGACGAATAAGGCGACTGGAAGCGATGAGTTCGATGGAGATGAGAATACTCTCGGACTTGATCCATTCGCTACGACGAAGGGCCATGAGATTTGGGTGCGGAACTTTCCAGTAGCTAAGGGGAAGTATAGGAATCTCCTTCTCGTGATCGCTGATGACCACAATCAGTTCTTGCGGAACGAGGATGAGTGGCCTTATGATCGCTTGGATGATTTTCCAGCCGAGATTTTGAGTTTCCATACAGGTATTCGGACTTGGTTCAATAAGAGTCCTCTGGCGATGGGCGGCGCAGATAGCATCCAGATGCTTGTGAATGAGATCCTCGACGCTAATCTATACGTTGCGAGAAAGAACAAGAATATCGTAATGTATGATACGAATGTGATTAAGGATCAGAACCTTGTTCAGCAGATGCTGGATGGGCCGGATAGTGCTGCCTATGGAATCCCTGGACTTTCAGATAGGGAGATGAATGGGCCGCCGGTCAGAGCATTTGAGTTCCTTCGAGTGGGGGAAGAGAAGGGCGCGTTGATGAATCAAGCCCTTGCGATGTTTGACCGTGCTATGGGAACCCCGCAGCCGCAAGCTGGAGCGAATCCCGATAGCGCGACTGAGGCTAATATTATCGAGCGTAGGAATACTAGTCGGGAGAATCGTAGAGCCGCCCTTCTGAATGAGTATCAGACGCGTAAAGCGCAAAAGATGTGGCAGCTAATTACGCAATTCGTTCCCGAGGATCTTGAGCATATTGCCCCCGAGGCCATAGCATTCGCACAGGTTACTTCTGAGATGGCAAAGGGGCAGTATCGCTTCCAGCTTGATATCACAAGCCAGAGTGCGAATCTCGCCCTCGAGCGTTCACAGGGGATGGACCTTATCAATCTCCTCTCGGGGTTGGTGCCGGTTCTGACTCAGCTAAACCAGGGCGTGCCGAATGTGGCAGAGCTGGTGCGGAGACTCCTAGTCAAGGGGTTCCAAGAGAAGGATCTTGACGACATCATGCCGCGGTCGCAGCCCGTTGCGCCTGCGATGCCTGGAGCGCCCAGCCCTGGTGGAAATGGACAGCTTCCGGCGGGGGAGGAAGGTCCGGGTAGCTTCGGCGCAGAGGCAGAAGCATTGATGGAACAGATTACAGCGGGCCGCCAGAGCGGAAACGATATCGGTCCAGCGAACGCTGATTTATTCGGAGATGAGAGTAGTCCTAGTGTCGGGCGTACCAGCGGCCGTAGTGAAGGAGCTTAGAAATGCCTGAAGAAAGTATGGTTAAGTTCGCCGACGGGGTAGAGGAACTTCTCGCTACAATTAAAGGCGAGAAGGGTGAGAAGGGTGAGAAGGGCGAAGAGGAGTCGAAGGATATCGAGGTGCAGGATAAACTCGCTGTCGTAGAGATGCGCCTCTCGCAAGTGCGGAATGGCAAGACGAAGATGAAGGATGGGGAGGTGGCTAAGCTCCACGCAAAGGCTCGTAAGCTTCAGCGGAAAGGACGCTTAGAGCGTCTGGCGAAAGAGATGGAGCGAGTACGGAGTGGTGAGGAAGATCACCCAATGGGGTTTTACTAATGCCAGTTGAGGCGTTAAAAACGAACGTGCCGGCGGCGACTGATAGAGCTTTGGAGACTAGTTTAGTTTCCGATAAGGAGGCGACGGCTAAGTACGGCGTAGGCCCGTCTGGAAACGGTAGGAAGTGGCTCCTACGCGGGACGGACTTAGCGTTGGTGGATGATAAGAGTGGGATCGTTTATCGGAAGCGGGTTGGGGATGCTCCGGCTCCCACTCCCACTCCTACTCCTACTCCCGTAAAGGCCCCTCGTCCTGCTCACGCGAATCAATTTCTGCTTGGGAAGCTTCAGTTCCAACAGGGGAGCACTGGCTCGAGTGACCCAGGTTTGCGGAGGCAGACGGCCCCGGCAGCAGCGCCAGTAAAGGCTCCCGTAGCTCCAACTCCTCCAACTCCTCCGACTCCTTCGACTCCTCCTAAAGACTATAGGATCGCCTTTCCTCCGAGGCGCGCAGGTAGTCTTCCTCCTGTCAGTGCTCCGGCTCCGGCTCCGAAAGACTATAGGATTGCTTTCCCTCCGACTCCAGCCCCTGCCCTCAAACGTCCTACGACGCCGATCTCGAGTGGCGCTGGAATGTCAGGAGAGGCTCCGCAAAAAGATCCGGTGCTTGACTTTCCCAGTCCTACAGCCCCGCCAAGCATCATACCAGAGGCTACAGAGGCTGTGATTACTCCGGATCTGCCAAAGCTCCCAGAGAATCCACCAGCGCGCCCTCAGATTCAGCTTCCCTCAGAGGAGAAGCCGAGAGAGCCGACGACGCTGGAGGTTCCACTGGAGATGGCTCCGAAGAAAGCTCCTGAGCGGGAAGAATCGTCTCCTGCTGTCAAGGCTATGGTTGATAGCACTACGGAGGCTCTTGGATACTTTGACCCTCCTAAGAGCACTTCGATTGTGACTATTGATTCTTTGACACAGCAGTCAAAGCCCGAAGGGCAGTATGAGATAACTCTCGATCCGAATACTAACAAAGCATGGATTAGTCGATCTGGGAGTGAGGATAGGATTAGGGAGTTCTCTATCGGGACTGGCGATACGACAGGGACTAAGTACGGGAAGAAGTATTTCTCGCCTGTTGGGGTTTGGCAGGTGAAGAATAAGATCGCTTATGGGGATGTAGAGGGGAGTTATGGGCCTTGGTGGTTAGGGCTTAACTCTCCTAAGACTCCTAGTGGTGGTGGCTTTGGGCTGCATGGCCCTTACGCGTCAGATGATGTATCGCCTGATGGGGAGAGCTTTATCAATCAGGGATTCGTGTCTCATGGTTGTATGAGGTTTACTGAGGCGGATATGTCCGAGGTTGGAAGATACTTAGATGTTGGATCGACAGTGACAGTGCTGTCGTATAATGGTAGTCGGAAAGTATTGCCTAATGCTCCTGCGATTAGGAATAGGTAACGAATGCCTTTTGAAACTTTAATATCTTCGAAGTCAGAGACGACTAGCGCTTCGCCCGATGCGACGAACGTGGAGTTGCGGACACAGCTTGAGCAGAAGATCGCGGCTGGTGGGACGCTCTCAGCGGTCGAGAAGACGTTAGCGAAAGCGCTCGGAATTGCTCTGGATGTGACAGCGCAGAGTATAGATCGTCACTTTGTAGGTCCGGCTAAGATCGCGGCTGAGGGTGTGCGCGGAGTGGATCAGGCTGTGCAAAGCGCGCTCGGGACTGGGATTGATGCCGCCCTTCAGGTTGCAGAATCTATCCCCCCGTCGATGAATCCTGTGCTTGGAATCGTTGGCCCAATCGGGATGGGGGGGAGTGGGTCTGGCGGCGCGAGAAGGCTGAGTCGACGAATCGGGGATATGCTATCAGAGGTTTTCCCGACAACGGGGGGCACGAAGCGGCCTGACTTTCCCGACAAGCCTGGGAAGGGAAAGTCGTGGTATTTCGACCTAGAAGGGTCTAAGAAAGCTATAATTCCTGACGCGACGGATGAAGCGATTGACCTCTCAGCGGATGTAGCGAGTCAAGGAGCGGCTTTTGGTGCGACTCCTGGGCAGGCTCTTCTCGATGATGTTTTCGATATCACCGCGGATTCTCCAGAAGCCAAGATAGCGAAGTCTAAGAGTCTCTTTGATTCTTCAACGTCTGAGGCGCTTGAGGACTTCCTTCGAATTATAAAGAACGTATCGAGGGAGACTTCTGAGGAGCAGCAGAAGATTCTGGATGGGTTGAAGAATGGTGCGGAAGAGGCGTTGAAGAAGCAGAAGGGC